CCTCATTAATTTGCTGTTTCACCTCTCGCAATTTCTCCCGCAAATCAATACCCCGATCTGAGATACTATAAACTCTATACTCCTCCCCACAATTACTGCATTTGAAAAAATACCCCGTTCGGTTGCCAATTAATCGTTCACTCTCTAAAGACAACGACGTCAATTTCTCATTACATTCATTACACACAACACTATTTTGGAAAATTGGTGATCATCTCCTAACATGGTATTTTATCGGTACCGTTACTCGGTAGCTTCACTTGGCAGATCATCGACGAGTTCTTTTTGATAGGTACTTTCCTCGGTAGCCGGATTCTCACGAGCTTTGATTGTAAACTCCGGTGTACCCCAATCCTGATCGGTATGCGTGATATTCGGAGCATACCCTTTACAGAATCGGAATGTATACTTCAGGTAAGATTCGCGTCCACCTTCAGATCCGTAGGATTGGACATAAACCTCAGCTTCGAATGGTTTGCGATCTCCCTGCTCTTCAATAGTCGGAGATTCCCAGCCAATTATTTCCCCATTTTCACTATCCTCTATTAACGTACCTCCGGCAATGATTTCCGTAGCCTCAGCATCAAACCGTGCATCAGTAAATGACAATTCGGCTCCAACCACTATATCGTCTTCTTCAACTCTGACGAGAAGTCTATCACCACCGCGAAGATCAGCAGACTCACCCGCCACAACTTCCGCAGTGATACCGACTTCCTGAGCAGTATCTACCCAATAAGAGTCAGCGTCTGCATCTTCTGATCCATCTTCTTCAAGAGGTATGATCAATATACCGCGTACGCCTCGTAAATAACCTTTCTTCTCTTGGGTCGCCATACTTTATTCCTCCTCTCCTTCAGCGTCCATTTTTTCATCATCATCTTCAGATTCCACAAACTGTTGAGCCTCTAGTTCTACTATATTCGGATCATTCTCTTCTCCTTCCGATTCCACCCAACCCTGCTCAATTAAATGCTCTAGCAAAGGTTTGGGAAGATCTTCAGGTACTTCCTCACCAGCAGTCAATCGATAGTACTCATTTTCATGGCGGAATATCCTGCTGATCAATGCTTTCATGGACTCACCTCAATCTTCAATTACGAATAACTTCAGTTTCAAAATCAGCTCTACGAAACAACGCGTCCCAATCATCGTCATATGAATCCTCAATCATACCCATGTATCTTAACCGGAAAACAAATTCATCATCTTCCAGTTCTTCCTCATTCAACGCATTGATAACTTTACGGAGAATCGTATCAACCGCCCCAAAATTAGTGCGGTGAGTATAAACCCAAACCTGTACCTCCACATCAAACCCATGACGAATATTGGTTTCCATTTCAGACCCCAATTTAAGAACAATGTACGGTTTTTCTGTGTCCGGTCCAGCCATGTACGCTTCATACACACGATCACCGACATCATTGCCAACTTCTTCAATTAGTTTATCGCGAATTGCTTTCCGCATTTATATCACCCGCCAGACCAGAACCGTTCAATTTCCGTTGCTATGCGTTGACGGTTACGTTGCAATGTCTCCCCAAGAATCGCATACTGACCAGCATGAGATAATTCCAGAAATTTACCATAATAAACTGTATGAGCGACGCGGAGTTTAAGAGCACTAGAATCAAGTTTTGTATAACTGAACAAACCTCTCCGGGCATTTCCAGTCCGATCAGTCCACGGTCGATTTCGTTTTGCATAGGAAGCTAACATTGGACAGACATGGTATTGGAGATATGTTTCCAATTCTTTTGGCCGACGATCAGACCAATCACGGAAATTTCTGATTACTTCATCAGTACCTCGAACACCCATTACTCCACACGCTCCAATTCTATCCAGTATCCCGCTAACTTACCCTGTGATCGAATTTCCTGACCATCAATTATTTTAAACTTCCCAATCTCCGGAACTTCAAAGGTATCCTCAACATTCGACCCCCAACGCACATCAGCATTGTGGTCAGTCAACATATGCCAATCAGTTTCCCGTCTGACCCCGGCTTCATCCTCAATTTTTCGGGATCCGGGACCTCGCCCATACATCAATACACGAAACGGACCCACTTCGGTTTCCACCCTTTTGCGTCCGCCTTCATGCTCCTCGTATTTAACTCGCTGTATTGTAATTGATGTGGGATTCATATTTATCGAATCTTTAATCGCACGACGTTGTACTTTATGGTACATCAATCATCATTCCCTCGCCGAACCGTGAGAACGAGAGAAACCATCGATCCAGTATCCTCGCCTTCTGCAACTTCAAGCCTTCGAACCTCAATATCCAATCCATCGATATTTTTAATAGCATCGATAATCTTTTTACTATAATTTTCGTCACTCAAAGATACTGATTTACTTTCCGGTGTGGGTACTTTCATCCCTTTAGGTAGGTTATCCGGTGCCCACGGATCATGTTCTGGAGGTGTATCATACTGTCGATTCATCCGCTAATCACCGTCCCTCCGCCATTAACACCAAGATTCTTTTTGGCTCGCTCCCGCAATTTTCCCGCATTCTCAATAACATCGCCTGTTTCATATTGAACATTACCGATACCCACAGGGACAGATTTGATAGCTCCCCCTGATAATGAATACGCCATCATCTCCAAAGACTCAGCCATAACTAATTGCTTGAATGGTCTTTCCATACTTTCCGGGATATCTTCGAGATCTCGTTTTTTATCTCCGCAGTATAACGCAGTACCGTTGTACCCCGGTGCGGGAATTATACGAATCTCTCCTGTGTCGGGATTGAATTCAAATTCAAACTCACGACGGCGATTAAATTCTTTCCATTGTCGCTCCACAACTGTTATAAGAGACGGATTAGAAAATGTATCAATACCCACCAGACTTGGATGGTATTCAATCTGACCACTCTCAATATTCACAAGATCAAGACTGAGATGTGGGGATGAGGTTTGAGGCATTATTAACTCAGAGACATCTATCACACCATCCTCAACTTCATAGGTGGCTTGATCTTTTTGAAAATTGATTTCACCCAAAACCTCGATTGGTGAGATCCGGGATATAATGTGCAATGCACTCTCAACCGCCTCATCAACCATGGCAGAGGAAAGTTCATCCGGATTCCCCAAACGAGTCATTACAGAATAGCGAATATTCTCCCAATTATAACTCACCCCTCACACCTCCTGATAGATTAAATGAGATTGGACGTTCCTCTCTCTTACTCAACCATCTCAAGAACGCGGTTAAACCTGCGTCCCCAAGATTCTTCAAGAATAATAGTCCCTTCCGGAACTATCTCTCGCCTATCACCTGATTCGTTGTAGACCACTTGAATTCGATTCGTTTTATTGCGAAATCGCTTTCTAGCCATTATACTTGTTACCTCCTAACATGGTATTCAAACTATCGATTATTAAGACCAATCAGCAATCTCTTCAAAATTAGAGTCGGAAACGGTTGATTCGTCGGTCGATATATGCAACTTATCATCGTACACGACTAACTCGTTTTCCATGGCTTCAGCTCCATCGACTCCACCATCAAGATGTTCTTCATCGTGAGCCTCAACCTCATCCGATCCATCTCCATCACCATCGGAGGCGGTGACAAGATCTCCGGCTACATCATGAGCATTGATCTCAGCAACTACATCATCAGCGGTGGAATCTATATCTCCAGAACCATCTGTCCCAAGGTACACCGAAATCTTCTTATCATCGACTTCCACGGATAGGTCTTGATCATCTTCTTCCGGATCTATAAATTCAACGCTGATTTCATTTCCGGCTGCCCCGGCTGTATCAGCTACCAACTCAACTTCAGCATTACCATCTCCAAGAGACAGTTCAGCAGTTTCCGGAGTCAAATTATCAACTTCACGGAGAACCAGTCTCATCTCAACTTCCAGTTCTCCATTATCATTGAACTCTGCTGTCGCCAGATCAAGATTATTCCTGCGTACACCAGCCTTGATATTCTGACCGATCAGAGAATTTCTATAAAACTCGGACATCTATTTTCACTCCCTTCAAGCCAGCAATCGGGGAGAGGTACTTAAACCCCTCCCCATTCGATTGGTTTAATTACCCGTCAATCGTTA